CGTCAGATCTCGTATTCTTTTTGTCTTGCCCTGAGACGTACCCTCTGTCCCACCAGCCTCAACCCGCATCGTCTGTAAAATAGACTCGTATGACAGACCAATCTGAGCCTTAGTCGCAGCCCGGTCCAGAGTGATCTCCCCGCTACTGACCAGTTTGTCGGGATGTGTCGCTCCGTTTGCCAATATCCGCACACTCTCACCCTCTAAGTGAGACAGCCCGCTGATTGTCGTTGCTGCGCTTCCTGAATATGTCAGCCCGCTATCAACAAAGAACGCATCTTCAATATCAGAGCCAAACTCGATTGGCTTCAGGCGCTCTACGAATCGCTTGGTTGATCCGTTGATCGTCCTGTTCACAATGACGTAGACCTCATCCTCGGTAGTCTCTGACGGGATGACCGCCACAGACTCGGCGAGCGCAAAGCTTTGATCTGTGGTTGCAAGTCTTGTCGTATCTGTACTGACAACAGAAAGAAACCCAGATCCTGCTCTTGGCGTTTCGTCGATAGTGACTACGTTTGCCGCTGGGTTTGCAACAGTAAAATCGGCATGAGCATTGATTGCTGTAAAAATGTTGTCAGCAGTAACGTTATTCGAGGTGTTTGGCCTGAAACCAAGTGAGGAGGATGGAGAGCTACTTCCAGCAGCTTCCGAGGTGAAGGTCACTGTATTGCCATCTGACTTGGTAAAAGTCAATTTTGTGCCGGTAGCAATGTTTGAAAAGTCTGTCACTGTGACTGTGCAGGCACCGCTGACACCTCCAAATATGTGCTCATGCCAAGCGACGACATCTTCTTCTCTGCGGTACGTCATGCCGACAAACTTGCCATTGTTTAGGACACACCAGACCACGCTGTCAGGCTCTTGCTGAAAGGCCATCTCCTTAATCAAACCCTCAGTAATGTGCTCAGAGAGCAGTGTCATATCAGGAGCCAGATAGGAGTCTGTATTGAAACTGTAGGTTAGCTCGCGCAACTTACGCCCAGCCCGCTGAACAAATAAGGCTACGTTAGCTACGGTAATTGGCTGGATGTCAGCAGACCCATAGCTTGCCTGACGTTTTATCTGCGTGTTGGTTGGGCTTATCGGCGCATCTACCGAACCAGCCCTGACCACAAATTCACCACCAGTTGTTCCAACTAAAAGAACTCTTGAGCTAGTAAGATACCTTATGACATTGACTTGATTTGAGCCAATGGTATACGTCAACGCTGAGTCATCATTAGTTCCTTGGGTGAAGTTAGTGAAATCACCACCGACAGAGAAAAATAATGTTTGCGGATTGTTAGTCGTATTAGCAAACACCAACCGTTGCTCAAAGAAAGCAACGGCAGATGGAAACCCTGTTGTTGTCGAAAAGGCTCCCAGAGAAAACTCATCATCAGCAACAAGATCACCGGCGATAGTAACTGTGTCCCCAGCAGATTCAGCAGCAAGATCTACGGACGGAGCAAGCAAAATCGTGTCTGCTGTGACTGTCACAATCAGAGCGGAGCTCACGTTGTTGCTGGTGCTTCCAGTGATGGTCACCTTCATTCCAGATTTGAACCCTTCGCTCAAAAAGCTTCCGCTGGTATCCTGCAGGCGGTCATTGTGTTCAAGATTGGTAGTACTTGGGTCGCCTTCATGGAATGAAATCGTGGTGGCGGTCATACTCGGCATCAGCTCGGATCGACGATCCTCATTCTCTTTGACTGTGACAGTGACGCTGGTCGCACTCGAGAATGCCGTGATCTCAGCAAACCCATCGTGAAGCTTGATCAGCCTCCCGACATCCGTCGATACAAAAGTGTTTGCGCTAGCTGTAACTGTCACTCCGGTACCGGTTCTACCATTCGCAGTCAGAGTCGTGCCGTCTAGTGGCGGGTCCAGCATCGGGCCACGCCTGAAGGCGATATCAGTAATTGTCCACGCATCATGCGCTGTTCTGGTTATCTGTCTGGGTTTGTGCTCTGGGTGGACAACAAACATCACATCCGCAGACTGAGCAAACTTCAGCCCGGAAAGCTGGGCAGATGTGTAAGTTGTAGTCACCTCAACAGCACTGCCCCCGCTTGTGACCTGACCACCATCTTTGTAAATGCGAAAATAGTTGTTTCCAAACTCAAGGATATAAGCCTGCTCAACATTGAACTCAAAAGGAATAAGCCGTGATGCGTTGGCGCTTGCTTTGGTTTCAGCGATAAACTGAGTGCCTGGTCTTCGTGTTGCACCGCCCTGCGGAACAACAAGAAAGTTTTGAAGCTTCTTGCATCCGTTGAAATACTTTGATAGCTCAGTACGACCATCAAGCTTGGGTGATAACTCACCAGCAGTAAAGTTTGAAAATATTGGACTTGCCTTCGCCATCAGAGCCTCGATCTAACAAATGCGTCTGGCTCAAGTCCCCCAGCGTCTGTTGTGCTGCCAAGTGTTTGCGGAGTGCCTTCAGTAGCATCGACAAGCCTTGCTTCAGACAATTTTCTTTCATAAAGCAATCTCATTTCCTGGGCAAGAGATGAGCTGCCAATCAGCGGATATGCAATATCAGCGGCAAGATACGCAGCCAACGACTCGACAAGCAACATATCGTATTGAGAAACATCAGTGATACGGCCTATGTACGTCAGCTCTATCGTGTCTTCATCACACAGAATCTTACGTCCTTCCACGCGATGAATAATGTCAAAGAACCTGATATTTAACACACGCAGGCAAAATGGGTCTGTAGGCAAAGTAAATGCGTTATCAAAGCCAAATGCTGGCGTTGTCGCATCAGGCGACAAAATGACCCTGATGGTCAGACAGTTCCAAGGGTGTGCGCGAAACACTGAGTCGCGTACGAAATCAAAACGCTGATTCAGGATTCGCGCAGCCTTACTGTCCTCAGTGAGTGAGATGATGTTTGATGCACCGATCTGATTCAGCGCACTGTTACATATATCAACCACTGAAGACATCAGCCTCTCCCCAGATTAAAAGGGGGCATTGCTGCCCCTGTTTTAGTCTACTACGTATGTGACAATGAACGACAAGTCGCCACCTGTATCACCAGCAGCATCAAATTTCAGGCCTATAAAGTATTGATCCACAGGGTCTGAAGATTCTCCAGCATCCTGCCATACTTGCTGGCCCATTTTGTTGATGTCCCTGGCTTCAAAGGCAACCTCTGTCCCAGTTGTTACAGCAGCCCGGAGAGTCGTAATTGCGCTTGCATAACAATCATCATCTTTTGCAGTCACGTTTCCATCACTGGTGTAGAGACCAACATCACAAGTGTTGGTTGATCCTGAGTCCAGGTCGTCATTGAACAAAACAATACTGATAACTGCTGCATTGGTTGGCACAGGAGCCAGCATTACAGTGTCTGTAGCACTGAGATCACCAGAGGCCAGAGCAATCGTGCCGCAAGCGACACGCATTGACCCGGTTAGCTGATGGGCTGGGCTCATCACCATTGGGTCGGCAACGAAGTTCGATGCCAAAGTTTGGTTTACATTAGCCATGTTTCATATCTCCTTATGCTGATTCGTCACAGTCGATCTGAACAACCTTTGCTTCTTCCATCCGAGTCGCCCCAAATGTCGCGCAGTAGTAGACCTGTGTTGAGTAAGATTTATCAGCACGTTCATCAATTTTCGCCATGACATCTTTGCCGACAGCAAGCTTCACACCATCCTCTGCCCACGCAAAGCATGAACGGATATTGCCACTCTTCGATAGACGAGTTGTCTGATGGAAAGTAAACCCTAAGAACGTGTTTATTTCACCCTGCACCAAAGCCTTGACGGTGTTGAAATCGCTGTTTGTAACAGTTGTGCTGTTTAACAGAGCTTCTATCTGGTCCGGTCCAACAGCAATATGCCGAGTAATGGACGGATCAACAGATGCTAGGTCAAGAACCTTCTTAGCTTGGATCAGCTTGGCAAGGGTCAAGTCAGTGCCGCCATTGGCAATCGAGTGATCAGACAACATAGTTGTGCTTGATGCACCAGACTTACCTGTCTTAGATGTGCCAATCGCCGCCTCGATGATTGAGTCGTCCATTGCCCTGCCCATCGCAGCAGCAGCCGCCAGAGCATAGGTTGATGTTGGATCAATCAGCATGCGAACTTTATCAGCGTCATCAATTAGATCAGCCCACTCATAGCTCTCCATAGTCACCATCCTACGAGAGTGAGGAGTCTCCACCAATGGAGTGTCACCATGACGCGATGTACGCTTCACAGCAGCCGCTGCGCCGACTTGATCAAAGAATGCTTTTTCACCTGTAACTGATTCCTCAGATACGGCTCCACGCAACAAAGACCCACGCTGTTGAGATAACAGTTGGACGTTGCTGCTAAATTGCTGCACGAATGCAGTTGAGATTTGTGTAGACATAACTGTCCCCTTCCACTTAGCTAGAAAAAAACGCCTCTCGCTACCCTGTGAAACAGGACGATTATTTATTCAATTGTAAACAGTACACTGTCAACGCCAGGGGCTTTCGCTTGTCCTGGATTCTTTTTCTTTCGTGGTGATGTGTCATTGGGAGCTTTCGCTTTATCTTCAGACTTCAAACACCACTCAAGATTTTTCTGCGCTGCCGATAATGGATCGTTCATCACAGAACCTGTTGCATGCTGAAGTGTAACCCGTAAAACCTCAAGTTTAAACTCAGGACTACACATTCAGGATTTCCCTGAACTTCATTGCCTCTTGAACATACCAATCATGCTCAGGATGCCGAGCGTTCCAATATGGGCTTCCGTCAGCAGTCAACTCAGATACTTTATCACGGGCTTGCTCAGGAGTTAAACCCCCTGAAAGCTTGACTCCCTCAAGCGTGTCTTCGCCCATCTTTTCCTGCATGAAGGAGCCGATGTTCGCTAATAATCGAATCACATTTGGATTGTCGCCTAGGTAGCTGCCATCAGCCATCTGGAGCTCGAGCACATCCAGATCTCCAAACTCACTGACAACCCCATTACCAAGATTCAATTTGTCGTCAAACGCCTGCCCATACTCCGAGCGCAACTCCTTTTCAACATCGTTTACATACGCTTCATAATCAACAACGTCAGACTGAGCGCCTTGCGCTGCCATATCATTCCATTGGTCAGCTAACTTCTGCGCTTGCATTTGATTGAGCCCGGCTGCATGAGCAGCGCTTGCAAACCAATCGACCATCCCCTGATCTGTTTGCTCACCCTCTGGGATGTTGTGGACTATATTGTATTGCTCTGCTGACTCTGGGGCGCCAAGTCTGCGATAGACCTCGCTCCAATCCTCATCGGTCGCATGTTTGCCAGGTATTGC